AACAAGGGCTCAACTTCAAGCAAACATCCAAGGCAAACTTGCATTAATAGAAAGGTATTTAAATAGATTTTATACCTTACTTAATGGCTGGTTAATTGACTAAAAAATCCTTAGTTCTTGCGCTGGTACTACTTGGCTTACAGGTAGTACCAGTACAGGCAGACTCTTTAGAATCTATAGCAGTTATAGATTCTGGAACAAATACAGAGTTATTTAAAAATAATGTTGTGTATGAGGTTTGTATTGTTTCTGAATTCACCTGTCCAAATGGCAAAAAATTTATGGAAGGTGAAGGGGCCGCTAATATCCCCGTTTCTAATAACAAAGTTTTAGGCCACGGCACTCGAATGCTTTCTATAATTACTCAAGTTAATCCTAAAGCAAAAGTTATTTTAATTAGAATTGTCGGTATAGATCCAAAAGGAAAACCCGCAGATTATTACACAGAGGATATTGATAATGCATTGGTTTGGATAACAAAGAATCAAAAGAAATACAACATCTCTGTTGTAAGTCTCTCTCAAGGCAATACCTTTAACACCTGCAATGTGTCAACCACATTTAAAAAACAAGTAAGTCTTTTAAAGAAAGTAAATGTTCCTGTAATTGCCGCTGCTGGGAATGATGGCAATACAAAACAAGTTTTTACTCCAGCATGTTGGAAAGAAGTAGTCTCTGTTGGAGCAGTTACCTCTGGAGGAACTATTCAAACATACAGTAACGCAAAAGGAAAAGTAGACATCTACATTCCAGACAACTACATTTCTCGCATGTTAGATAACTCTATTAAAACATCTGTCGGAACATCCAATTCAACTGCAGCACTTTCTGCTTGGTGGTCACTAAACAAACGTAACTCATTTAAAGAGACATATGATTACTTGCTATCTTTAACAAAACCAGCAAGTAATTATTTAATAAAAGGAGCATACTTTGAACTTGGATAAAGAAACAATACTTGAAGAGGCTCAAAGATTAATTACAGGAGATCGTAACAAATCTTATGATCATCCATTAGATAATTTTAATCGTATTGCTAAAGGTTGGGAAGTAATTTTTGGTACAGATGTAACAGAAGAGCAGGTTGGATTAGCAATGGCTTGGGTAAAAATTTGCCGTGAAGTTCACCAACAAAAGAGAGACAACCTAGTTGATGGGGCGGGTTATCTAGGGACTGTGCAAATGGTCATAGATGAAAGAGAACGCCGTGCCAACCAAAGCGATTGATGGTAATTTACCTAAAGACTGCAACGTAACAATAGGAATAGATCAATCACTTACTGGCTTTGCATTAACCGCACTTCAATTTGATGATCCAACAAAATATATTACATGGGTTTATAAATCACCTTATTTTGGAATTGAAAGACTTGCTGATATTAGACAATGGTTAGTAGATCATCTAGATTATCTTGAAGAAAATAATAATACAATTTTAGACATAGCAATGGAGGGCACCGTTCTTGCTAGTCATGCAGCCCTCGTATTGGGAGAGTTGTCAGCCACCGTCAGACTAACTATTTTTGATTATTTTGAAGAGGATGATCCTCGAAAATTTCCCTTAAAAGTTCCACCTATGACCTTAAAAAAGTTTGCTGCAGGAAAAGGTAATGCAAAAAAACAAGAGATGTTGCTACAAATATACAAGAGATGGGGCATAGAATTTAATGATGACAATGCCGCAGATTCTTACGCTCTTGCAAGGCTCTTAGGAAAAAACTTCTATAATGAGGTCGAGAAGGCAGTTGCCGAACAAATGAAAGATCCTAAATACAGAGACGCCCCAAGACTTTAGCCTTACCCTATATTCTAGGAGCGGTACATAAATTCGACCCAAAGGACTACTAGACATGACAACTTCACCTGAAATCCCTGTTTCTAATGACGAACCGTTTTTAAGAGTTAGTGCAAGTTCAAATCCTCAAAGCGTTGCATCAGCAATTGCTCATGCTATTTACGAAAAGCACGAAGTAAAGTTACGTGCTGTAGGTGCAGGGGCAGTAAACCAAGCAGTAAAAGCAATTGCTATATCTCGTGGCTATGTAGCCCCTAGAGGTTTAGATTTAACCTGCAAACCAGGCTTTACCACTATTGAATCTCGTGACGGAGAAATTTCCGCCATTGTATTCGTCATTACAGCAAGTTAATTTAGTTCTATCCTTAGACATACACTAAGGAGTCACCATGGCAAATTGGACAGATATGGGTCACGCAATGCGACGTCGCATGGGCGCACCTTCAAACCATCTAGAGTCAGCAGGTACTAAAATGAAAAAAGATATGAGCCCAGATCAATACACCCCATCTGGTGCAAATGCAACATTTACTAATGTAAGTGGTACACCTTCTGTTGGTACATTGATGCCAAAGAAGAATACTCAAGCAGCACAGCCAATGTATGGTACAAAAGCAAATAGAAAGAATGTACTTGTAGCAGATGCCGCAGCGTCTGAGCGCAAAGGTGCTGCACATAGAATTACTGCATCAATGCCTTGCATTGATCCTTGTGCAGGTTCAACTATGACTAATGCAAGAACTATTCCCTCTGTATCAGGACGTCAAAATCCTAACTTCCAAGGTGGAATGGGCAGCGACTACTAAAATGGCATCATTGTCGAATTCACAATTCGGCGCTAACAACTCGATGACGCCACAAACGCCAGATGTAGATACGCCGCTATCATTTAGTTCTTCTACAGCAGGATCTGCTGCTCAAGCAACTGCATGGAAAAATAGAAGCATTGGTGGTGGTAGACCTTTATCATTATCTAAAAAAACTGCTGGCACAACATTTAATTGGGATGATACTTCTACAAATACATCAGTTACACCTAACTCTGGTGGTAGAAACCCAAATGCTTAGTAATGAACAATTTGCTAATTTAGCCAACGAAGGTGGAGCCAGCAGAAGTTTTAAGACTGGTGAATCTCCTAAAGGTCCTGGAGTTATGGTTTCAATTCCTGGTGCTGAAAAGATTACTGACGCACCATATACTGCAGAACAAGCAAAGAGTTTTAAAAAAGAAAATAAAACAAAAGCAACAGGCGATGTTTATCAGGGTGCATGGAAAACTGGTGGAAAAATATTTGCAGATATAAGTGTTAAACACAGTACCCTTCCAGGTGCACGCACTGCTGGTGTAGAAAACAAACAAATTGCTGGTTATGATTTAGGTGGAACAGATGTAAGACGCCCACAGGGTGGTAATGTTTATTTTGGTCGCAAAGTTCCTGGTGTTGAATCTAACCCAGAGTTTGTAGCAAGTGCTCATCGAACAGCAGAGTATGAAAGAATGGAACCAAAACCAAAGGCTCAAGAATTTGCAGAACAATCTCAGATAAGTCGTGGCTCTACATATAAGGGTAAAAAAATTTCAGTAAATGAGGTCTATGCAACTATTGCAAAAAACCGCAGAGATAGAGGTGTGTAATGGCTGGTGGAGTTAATAATCTTTCAGCATCACAAAACTGGCAATCTCTTGGTGGTGGAGGTCTTTACGGCTATAACAATCAGGGTGGTGCAGGAACTCCTATAGCCCGTAGTGCAATTGATGAATCTCGCATGGGTATTGGTCGTATTCCTTCTGCAGAATATCCAGATGGTTATCTTGGAACAATGCGATCTCGAAGAGATGATCGTTTATTAGACTCTATTAAGAACCGTGTAAATCAGAAGGCCTATCAACGTGGTGTTCACAAGGGTGAGCGCATTGAACCTTCTATGTATTATTGGCCAGAACAAATACATCCAATGACTGGCATTGAACGTCAAATGAAAGCAAAGTTAGTAAATATAAATGGTGCAGTTGTTTATAGATCAGAAAGAAGCGCACCACAGACACAACTAACTCCTGCTCCTCATTTAGTAAATGATGGTAAAGCAAACACTGTTGCAGATCAGCCTGGAGAAATTAACGCAAGACGTCAAGCAATGCTTGCTTATTTGAGACCTGCGTGGGCATAATATGGCTTACTTTGGAGTAAATCCCCACGGTCGTTGGGATCAGAATATTGCTCAAGCACAGTTTAAAGACCATGTAGAAAACGTTATTAAAAAGTACCGTGAAGCATCTCCCGCATTTGTTGAAGGCGGACATCAATGGTATGAAAAGGCACATGAGGAAGCAACCAAACTTGGTGGTGGAGACACAAAACGTGGCGCAGGAATTATTGCGGCATTATCCCCATTAAGTGATTGGGATAGAAATGTTAGAGAGGCAAAGGAGTTAGTAAAGACTGGCGATGTTAAGAGCGCCCTCCTTCCAGCAAATGTTGCGAAAGCCCAAAGAATTCACGCAGGTGAAGAGCCAGAAAAAGTATTAGGTGGAAACAAAGTAACTAGTTTCTTCAAGAACATTAATGATCCAAGTAATAAGGAGCCTGTAACAATTGATCGTCATGCATACGACATTGCAATGGGCAGACCTTTTGCTGGAACAGGAAAGCCAAAGAATTTAGAAGAGTTAAAAGTTCCACGCCAGACAGGAACTATGTCTCAAGATCTAGGCTTAAGTTCAATGGGTAGATACAAGCACTTCGTTCATGCGTATCAGCATGCTGCTGGAGAGTTAGGTGTTGATGTACCAAATAAAGTACAAGCAACATCCTGGGTAACTCATAGAGGAGCAATAGGATGACACAGAAATTTGATGGCGTTTATGATTATACAAAGCCATGGCGTGCACCTGTACAACCTGACAAGGTAGCCAAGAGGTACTCTTATCTAGGACCATGGGCATCCAATCAAGAACGTCTTACACAACAGGCTCTCATGGTTATGAACATACCTGGAAAAGATATTCAAGAGATGGTCAGACCACCGCTACCACAAATTCAATTATTTCCAGAACGGTATGGCTACGGAGATCGCAGTCAACTTGGTATTGATGACATTGTAACTATCGACAGAAAGTATGCCGAACCAAGAGTATCCTGGTACTCTGGCGGTGTTGCTGGTTACCAAGCAGCCGAACGAAATGCACTAGGGAGTAACTAATGCCAACTATAGTTCCTGATCGTGGTGATGATCCAAAGCGAAAGATGTCTTATCTTGAAGAGGTAAATAACGTAGAACGTAAAAAAAGAGTTAGCCCAATACAGTATGAAGAGATGTTAAAGGCTAGAAAGCCAGGAGCAAAAGATCCTTTTTACGGATATCAAAAACGAATTGGTGAATGGGATCCAGAAAGGTACTAACCTATGAATGACGGCGACGGTATGTTAACGATGGAGTTACAAGCAGGATTAATTGCTTCTAACGCCACTATGTATAACGGCTCATCACCTTGTCCGACTTGCGGCGTTGTTATGAATCCTGTTGAATTTCTATCTAATAGAGGACACTGCTTGTCTTGCACAACAGCAAAAAACGCTAAAAGAGTAAAGGAAAAAATGTCATGATGTTTAACGACCGCAGAAGGACCCGCATTCAGAGTGCTAAAGAACGCCAAAGGGTACATAATTTAGTCAGGGACACAGGTGCTTATATCTCTAATTCAAAAGGAGAGTATCCAGCATCTCGTAAGGAACAGTATGCTCAATCAACTCAAGCGGTGGAAGCCGTTATTGAGGCAAATAGGAAGAAGAAATAATGGCCGTTAATTCATCTCGCTCAATGAACAAGTCACTTGATGATGGTGCAACAGATGGAAAGTATCGCAAGGTACGTCCTGATACTGAAGTAGGTCCAGAGTCATCTGGTACTGAAGCCAACCGTCAATCACTTCATCCATTTTATGGTTATGGTTTTGCAACATCTGAGTACCCAAATAAGGTAAACCCAGGTAAGTAAATGTATAATCTTCAGCCAAAACAATTTTCTTCTGGAGTTTCTTCAAAATCTTATGCAAGTGGTCAAATGCGAGATACTGGTCCAGAAGCAAGAACGGCAAGAGCCAGCGTAGCAGGTAAAGGTAGAGCAGGTAGAATGTTGCAAGGAATGCAAAAAACTCAACGTCAATCTTTTAAAGATTAATTATGGCAAGAGTAGCAAAGACTAATTTAGCAAAAGCACCAGATTTTATTGCTAGTAAAATCCCATTTCAAGCAGCAGCATTATCTGGTGTAGAAGGTACTACTGGTCCTGGCTATATGTCAGATGATGAAACCCGTGAGTATCGTAAATCAAATCCAACATACACAGTTCGTTCTTATGGAACCCCAATTGCATGGCATGGCGATGCTGGATGGCAACATTCAACTTCTAAGTATTCAGTGACAACTTCACGTCATCAAAACATTGTAAAGCGTGCACTTAATGACCACTTCCAAAGCGGACACGATAACGCAAAGAATCCAGATTACGGCTTACCTCTTGGCGAGAAGTAAGAGTGGTGGGGGTCGTAACGACGCCCGTAAATGTGGTAAAGCAAGTAAGAAACGCCCAAAGTCAAACGTAAACAAGGGTAAATCTTGTTGTGGATATTCAATTAAAAGAACAGATAGGTTAGACCACAATCAAGGTCATCGTAAAATAGCCTTAGCCGCTTAAATAGTATAGGATAAACGGACTACTACAAGGAGCACACATGTATATACCACCTTTTTCAATTGAACCGACTGAAATTGTCGGAGGATGTATTGCTATTTATCGTGATATTTGGGATTCTCCTAAAGAAACAATTGATACCATAGAAAAAGTTACTTTAAACTCAAATTCTGGTGTTCAATTTAAAAGAGCCACATTGGGAAATAACGTAGATACGGGAGAAGCAAGGACTAACTCTCATCTATCTTTAACGGAGGCTGCACAAATAAATGATGATTTTCGTAAAATTAACAATAAATATTTTGATTTAGTTTTTGCAGCCATGCGTGACTATTCAAATAGATTTTGTAAAGATTTACCATATTTTTTTGTAGAAGGATTTAATTTGTTAAAGTATCAAACTGGGCAAGAATATAAAGCACATTTTGATGGCGATACGACTACACGTAGATCCGTTTCTCCAATAGTTTATTTAAACGACGACTATACTGGTGGAGACATTGAGTTTGTTTATCACAATGTAAAAATTAAACCTAGTCCTGGAATGTTGGCTCTTTTTCCATCTAATTATGCTTATGCACATATTGCTCATCCAGTTAAAACAGGCACTAAATATGCAATTGTTACTTGGTTGCATGATCAACCTAATATGGAGAGATAATGTCAAATATTCCAATTCTTGGACAGAAAAAACAAGATAATGAACCACAGTTTAGGTTGTTGTACTGTCTTGTCTGTCAAACATTAGAAGAGTTACCACCTTATGATGGTGCGCCTGAGCAAGATCACCTATTAGAAATTGCCTGTGAACAGCATGTCTTTCCCTCTGGAGAACCGCATAAAGGAAAACTATTTGTATTGCCATTAAAAGCATGGGCTAAGACAGAGTCAAAAAAAGAAATTATTAGACAAATAAAAGGCGGAGGTTCTGCTGGTATTGCAGAGGTGGATGATACTTTCTACGAATCACGATCTACCTTTATGGAAGATGCAATGACTTGCTATAGGCAACACAACAAACCAAAGGATGGCTGTTCAGATTGGCATATTAAAGACAAGATGTTGGTGCCGAAAACAATAAAGGAACGCAGAGCAGAGGGTATGGAGAAGTATGAAGAATCCGCAGGTCCAAAAACTTATTTGTGCGACTTTTGTCCTGTAGCAATATCCGTAGCACAACGAAAGAGAAAGTTAATGGGAATATAATAATGTCTGATAATGAGATGATCCAAGCAGCCTATACTGTAGGTATTAGATTAGATGGAACTGTGTTTACCGAGGTGCTTGAACCTAGCGAAGTAATTCAAAGAAGAGCAACTACTTTTGATATATATCAAACAAGCAGAGAGTTAGTCTCCGATATTGAAAGCCAATTACTTGCAGATCGAGTTGCACGTACTGTATTGGCAAGTCTGCAACCAAAGGACAATGTTGCAGAATTCAAGGAAAAATTGATAAATGCACTAAGTGATAGAGGCATAGACACCCCACAAGCCTAAAGAGCCATAGACTATGTCTATGAGTGATTTAACTGGCTTTGTAAGTCCTGTTCAATTACAGGCTGCCCCTACTTCTTACTTTTCTGATCCTGAAGAAGAGTTAGACCCACAGTTATTTGTAAATACAACTTTAAAGGGTTGGGTTCGTAACGGTATTCTTCAAAAATTGTATGGATTTTTAGATGACGCTTATCGCCATCCAGATTTGTGGACAAGAGTTTGGATTGCAGGTTCGGCGGTATCTTTCCAA